CCAGCGAAGGTGATGCAGTCACCGGCAAGCAGAGTGCCAGAGCCCGTGTCAACATTGATGGTGGTGTCACCAACAGCGCCTGCCGCAGAAAGCTGGTAACTCGTACCAGATCCCTTGGTGTGGCTTGCAACGCCAGCAGATTCCTTAATCATCAGGCCCTGCAAATCAAGCAGAGTGCCCTGACGGAGAAGATCCGTGCCACCAGAGGTGTTGACCTGCTGAAGTGATGCAAGGTTACGAAGTTTCGTGCCAGCGGCTGAGTTCAGAACCAGAGTGATCTGGTTGTCAGTCGGGCAACCGTTGTCTACGAGGATCTGACGAACTTCGGCAACCGTGTTGAAGTTGGATGCGAACGGAGTCGTACCCGCAGAACCCACTGCGCGTGATGCACCTTTGTAGGCGGCAGTTGCAAGCGTTGATTCAACATTGTTGCAGATCGCTCGCATTGCCTGCTTGATCTGATCGCCGTAGATGGTTTCGAAACCAGAGCCGTTGTTAACGTGCTTGATGTCTTCACCAGTCCACGGGATCTGAACGCTGACGTAGTTGTCGAGCGTCATGGTCTTGTTGTCAACCGTCTGATCGGTCCCTTCCGGGATGGTCATAGACGGAGCGAACGAAGTGTTGACGCTCGGGGTGCGGGTGAATGCCGCACGGATCGTGTCGCCCTTAGCGGCACGAGTCGTTGCATCACCGTTGATGGTGGATGAAGGAATGAAGCCGACGAGTTCGCGGCCTACTACATCGGCAGCCTTGTATATGTCGGCTGCAAGATTTGTGAGCACATTTGCCATAAAAATACCTCTAGTCAGTTGTTACACCGACGAGAGGCTATGGCATTTAATCCACGACCTTCCCGCCAGCTTTCGAAAATTCAGACCGTTCGAAATGTGACGCGGAGTCAAACTTCTCCCGAGTCCAAACCTTTGCGCCAGAACCGTTACCGGCTCCGCCGCTTGCACCGCCGCCGCCGTTGGCCGGGGCCGCGATGAAGTGCTTGCCTTCATCCGTGGTTGCCCACGCTGAAACAAACTCTGTCAAATCCTTATCGCCAATGACTGCCTTTCTGGCATCCCCATCGACAATAACCTTTGCCTGTGATCCTAGCATAGCCTTTACCGCAGGCAACATGGGAGTTGCCACACCGGCTTTGACCAATGCTTCCGTTAACCCGTTATCAAGCAGAAGTTTCTGGGTGAAACCAGACTCTGATGCCAAAGCATCCTGAGCCAGTTTAAGGGCTTTATCCTGTTCCTTCTTGGTCTTTTGTGCCGTGCCGAGATCCGCTTCCAATGCGTCAATCTTGGCCTGCAACTTGTCCAATTCGACAGGATCAATCGTTCTGCCCTTTCGCGCTTCCTTGAGTTCTGACAGAAGTTCCTGATTCTTCTTGACCAAACCGCCGGTCGCCGCTTCAACCGCCTCGCTAATCTTGGCGTTGAAATCCTCTTCGCTGATTTCCATCGATACCTCTGGTTTTGATGGTTTGTCCCACAGGGACAGGGGTTAACGTGACACAATCACGCTTGGCGGGACTATATCACAAAATAAAATCAGTCAATACCCGCCTTTTTAAATAGCGCGGCATCCTTGGAACGTAATTGTTTCAAGGTATATTCGTGGCCTGTTTCGTCCACAAAACGATCCAGTGTCATTCCTTCGCGAAACAGTTTTCCTCGGGTTGGCCCCAATACGTCATCCTGGAACGCGGGTGATTTCTTCTTGAGCCAAGTCTGGTAGGTTTCGGCTTCGGGTACTTGACCATCCATAGAGGCTCGGGTTCCTGGGGGTATGTCTCGCTCTTTAAGCCCCAGTTCTTTCCACGATTTGAGAACAGGAGCCGTGGTGCTTCGACAGCGAAAATGCGCTGGTGGTCGAGGCCCAGAATCAAGAGGGTATACCTTTCCATCCCGTGATTGGCATATTGGAGTGTTGTGAACAATAAGTTCTCCAACCACATAACTGTGATCTCCTTCAACTGAAAGCGAAACAATTTCGACATTGCCAGTCTCTAAGGTTCCTGTAATTTGTCCAATTTTTGTTTCCTGCGCTTTTCCCAAGACAATCTTGTTTTCTCCGCGGCAATCGCTCTCTGTTCCTCTGTCCAAAATTGTTTCTGTTTTGCTTGTGCTTGCTTCCTTGATTCTGGGCTGAGAACAGGTGCAGGACGAGTTTTCATGCGTTCTCGAAATTCTGGTTCCAACCATTTTTTCTTCATTGATTCGGACATTTTCTCTGCTTTGGCTTGCACCCATTGCGGATTTGTCGCTCTCAAAGTCGCTTGTGCTTGTTCTCTGGCTGAATTCACTTGCGCCCGATATTCTTCGTCCTGCCATTTTTCTTTCAATAAAATCGACGCTTTTTGCAAACTCGCTTGCGTTTTCGGTTGCCGATTCGCTTTTGTTACGTTCTCTTTCCAAGAAGATTGCGACCTTTTGCGAATGCACTCTTTCCCTGCATCTGTCGCATAAAACTTCTTGTTGGCGTTCGATACTTTCGGCCCCGCAGATTTTGCAGCCTGTAACCGCCTCTGCATCGCGTCTGGATTTATCCGAAGCATCTTCGAATAGCGTTTTCCCATCTCGATATATTTTTCCGGGGGAAGATCCGCTCCTTCCCCGCCTTTCGTCATGTTGTACCCGTTCGGAGCAAGTGTGTGCATTTCCGCTATGAACTTGATCTCCAATGCGAAGGCTTCCGATTTTGTCTGCGTTTCCGCAAGAATCCTCATTTGAGGATTCCCATATTTTTTCAGCGCGTAACTGAGCGCGTAAGTCCCGGCTTCCGATCTGCTCCAATGCTCCATCAATCTCCGCTTGGGATTGTTCGACACTCCTACATATGACTTTCCCGAGGCAAACGTCAGAAGATAAACATAGTTCTTCTGCTCTTTCCCATCCATCTGGCGTGAGCATTCTGTGGTCATGAGTAGTCCTCCCAATGAGGCTACCATTATAATGGATGGCTATGCTAGATGGTACAACTGAAACAAAAGTTCCAATCACTTTGCAAGGCTTACCGCTAACGCCACCAATGACATATTCACCTTCAGAGATGTTCCCAATCGGCTTATATGAGCCATCAGCCATTAGGACTTTGGCTTCTTTACTCCAACAAGTTCTAGCATCCAGCGTACTAACCCACTGAACCCCTTTGATAAGGTCATCATTCGCCCCGTAGAAGGTTTGTCGAGCCTGATTGACGGTATGGGCTACCGAAGTAGCCACCAATGCTTGCGCCTGCCGGTAATTGAGCGCCATGACGCCATCTGAGTACCGAAGGGCCTTGCTTCCCATGACCCGCTTGGTGATCTGCTGATAGGACTCGCCCTCAACGATACCCATACGCACCGCATCCCGAATGCGGACGTAGCTGTCTTGTTCCAGTTTGTCGATCCACTCTTGCAGAATCTTGCCTTCAAACGGGCGCGACTCCACCGCCGCAATGATGGTTTCAGCCGCAGGCATCACCATATTGAGTTCAATCGGGGTGGAGTCTTGGATCACCGTGTCTTGGTGCTCGGCTTCGTACACAGCCAAGTCGTTGAGTTCCGTCTGCAAACGATCTTCAGCCAATCGCCAGGACTCGCTGATGATCGTTCGAACGCCTTGCAACTGCTGTTCAAGCCGATCCGCCTGCCATTCGGTGTTGACGGTATTGAGTTGTTGCAGGAGGTCTTTCTCGACCGCTTGGAGCAGTTCCGTAATCTCTCGCGCAATCTGCGCTTGGTAGCGCAGAAGGTAAACCTGATGCGCTATCGCCAGATCACGGATCTCGTCGTTGGAGGTCATGCGGTGGGCGGCGGATTAGTCCGTACCGGTGGAAGGCCGGGGGCATTGAGATCAATGCGCTCCAACTCGTCCGCAAAATTCGTGTCCGCCGCGATGATGTCGCCCTTAACCAAGTTGTCGAACAAGGTCTGATGAGAGATTGCACCGGCCTGCCAAGACTGAACCAGCGCCTGCACATCCTGATACGTCAGAGAGTTCGGGAGGTAGACGCGGTTGATCTCGACCTTGACGGAACCTGTCAGGCCGGTCCAGTTCACCATCCACTCAAGGCAATGCGTCAGGCCAATGCTGATGCTTTGCGCGATGGACGCAAGGACCGAGTTTTCACCGGCCTGATGAATCGCCGCCGCCTGCGCGGTTTCACTCACTTTGCGCTCCGGGGCCAGAATTCTGGCTCCGAGTGTCGCCATCATGGCCTCTTTGGCGCGGAGGGCTTCCCTGAGTTCGGATAAGCCCTGGCCGGTGAATTCCAGATAGAAGGCTTGGGAGGAGGGGTCGGGAAGCAACCACGCCGTTCCTGATCCGATCCGAAGCTGTGCGGACGAGTCATCAGAGTAGAACCCAGTGACCACGGGGGTAGGAAGCCCTGTGAAGTGGAGTCCGTGTTCGTAGTCGGCGGTGGTTCGATAGTGAGACAGGTTGACATCAACCAGATCCAAGAGAGGAGGCTTGTCCACGCAGGGGGTATTGTCACGGACGCCAAAAAATTCAAACGGGATACGGGCGATGGGGCGTCCTTGGCTTGTGGGGAAAATCGTTTCCGCAACATAAAAATTCCCTCGTTCGTCCTTCCTGAACACCCGTTGACGGTAAACGCCGTTGACGAGATCCAGAACCCGATATTGTTCCTTGCACTCGTACTCAAATTCGTCCTTGGCGACCTCGTATTCTTCTTCCAAGACAACCAAAACCAGCATTTCGATCCCGGCGATGCGTTCCGTGCGCCAGTTGATGATGCACTCGGCATCGTAGAGGCGCATATACGGGCGCATTCCCTGTTCCTGCGCCTGCGCGAGCGTCAGGGCCTCTGTCATCGGCGGGTGGTCGACCAAGACGCCTGCGCGGCCCAGCATCACCACTTCCTCGGCCACCATTTCCGCGAACTGATGCAGATTCACGCCAGACATCGTGACATCAGCGGTGATTGCTTCAAGTCCTTGGGGATATTCGGTGATCGGTGGCTTGATGAACAATAGGCCGGTCAGACCATCAATCGTGCGCTGAGTGGCGTTGTAGAACAAAGCCCGTTGCTTGTATGCCTTGTATTCCTGATCCGTCTGGCCGGATAGCCGGGGGAGGTACGCGATACCGTATTCGTGGATTTCATCCTGACCCTCGGCGGCGTGTTCGCACCGCTCCCACTGGTCATAATGCTCGTCATACTCTTCGTGCTTTGTGTCTACTGCCATGCTAAATACCTACAACGAGTGCCAAACGTGGGCGGTTACTCTGGATAGGATAGCGATATACCACAAAATAAGAAGCCGCGTCATTAGTGTGGTCAAATCCGGCCCCTTTATCCGGCTCCCCGTTCTTGTTGTACGCTTGCTTTTCCAGGGACTCAGCCAACATCGGGCAACGATCCACGTTGATTAGGTATTCGCGGTTTTCAAGCGATTTGTTCATCGACAGCACACGGTCCTTCACCGCAGGGTTTCGGGTGTTGACGCACACTACAAATCCGGCGGCTCTGAGGAGCGCGTGGTCAGAGATCGAGGCGTTATTGGTCTTTCTGGCCGAGCCGGAGGCGTCCGGGTACACAAAAATGCGGTGGCCCCGGTAGCGTTCCTGGATGATTCGGATCATTTCCGGCGTATCAAACACCTTCACCAGTTCGTTTACCGCCCTGGGCTGGTTGTCTCTGACCACATGGATGATGGCCGACATATTGGTGACGTTAAAGTCCATCCCGATATGGAGCGGTTCTCCAGGCTGTTCCACCGTGTTGGTGTGATTGAGCCTTCTGTCATAGCCGGGGTATACCGACCCGGAATTGAGGTTGACAAACTGGCCGTCAAGGTATGCCGCAAGCTGTGAGGTGGAGTAGGTGGCCTCCAACTGCTTGACATACCCCTCGGGGAGATACGGGTTACTTGAGGTCGGGGCGCGGATAAGTTCGTATCCTGGGCGCAATGTCTTGCCGAAAGTCTCGTACATCCATCCGAAACCTTCCGGCGTAGACACCGCCGCCAATGTGTTCTGGGTGTTATCCGGCTTCTTCTGTCGGCATCGACCCAGCATCTTGGACCATACATCTGCCGCCTGCTCTGGTCGGAGGGTGTCGGCTTCGTCGATCACCGCGTCCGCGACTTCGAAACCGACCAGTCTGTCCGGCGTATCTGCCGATCTGAAGATAATCTGTGCTCCGTTCTCCACTGTGATGATGTTATCTGCGCGATTTAGTTTGTATGTGACGCCCCACTCCTCAAACAAATTCATGAACCTGGGGTATGCAATCAGCCTGATCAAGTCGAAGGTCGGCTCGACAAAACCAAATGACAGGTTGGGATATCTCAGAGCGCGTAACGCGATCCTCACCACCGCCGCATGGCTTTTACCCGCGCCGTATCCGGCCACCATTCCGGGGTGCTTGGCCTCAGAAAATACGAAGTCTTCCTGTGGGACGGTCAGGCTGATCTTGATTTGTTTGGGCGGTGGCGTCATAAGTGTAAAGATAAGTTGACAAAAAGAAATTTCGTTTTTTGTAAATTTAGGTTGACAGTTTGGAATTTGTCTCGGCTATAGAGTGGAGGATTCGCGGCCCGTAAGGAAAAAAGGGGCATACCCCCCTATGCCTCTCTCACCTCACACGATCCCCGCCACAGCACGAACGAAAAACCTTCACCCATATCCATCTTGCCATCTTTCGCGCCTCACAAGCGATTCTAGACACCTTCACGCCATACGCTCGCACGTTACAGGCCATTCTCAGCGACATTGCGACTTTACATAATAGAGATTATACGCAGTGTGAAAAAATGCGTTATAAATCAATCACTTGTAATGTGCACTACGTTCGCCGCTTGCGATGGCTCGTCAATCCGTGCCGCTTCACCCTCAATCGCTGGCCTTGATGGCCGTTCTATCTGGAAAGCGTATCCGTGCGTAACGTTAATCTCGCTAGTTTGCTCCACCTTGGATAGTTTAGGAGCCGCATACTCTGCCAGTTTAGCTAGCAAGTCTAACGCTTTGGCCGGGTCATCCTGGCTGACACGTTCGAGCCATACGCCTACATTCTTCGAGTTATCTTCGAGAAGTTTTGTGACCGTCTCACGGAATGTGATCGTTGTTTTGTTTTGTGCACCCTTTGGCCTACCAGTGGTTTTAAGGTTCGGATACCCGGGTACATGATCCGGTTTTGCTAGTGTGTCTTGTTGGGTTTCCATAATCGCTTGATCCCGCTATTTATTCGAGCGCGAACCTATCACGCCAAAGCATATAAATGCTAGTGATAATTACAAAATATTAGTTCCACTAACAGTTTTTCTGTTATAATCGAACCGTGATCAGGGGCAATCGCTCTTGATCGGTTTCCGGGTTAATCATCCGTGTTGTGATGGTTCCCACATTGGAGAGACGTTATGTATCAGTCGGTAAATTTTTGCGATTTTTGCGATGCTTTTCGTGACACGAACCGCAATGACCAATTCTCTTATGAAGGAAAAAAAGTGTTGTTCGATTTTTGCGAATCGTGGGAGGAAGAAACTGGTCAACCAGTGGAACTCGACGTTATAGCCTTGTGTTGCGAGTGGTACGAATCGACATGGGAAGAAATAGCAAGCGCCTATAACGTAGACATTGAAGGGTTAGACGACGAAGAAATAGAAGAAAAAGTTCGAGAGTATGTCGAATACAATTCTATGATAGCTGGCGATGTTCCCGGCGGTTGTGTTTATCTGGCTTTTTAAGGAGTAAACAAAAATGAAAGTGAAAGCTGAATTAACAGATACCTATTGCGGTGAGGCTAACTATTCATGGGTACGTAGAATCGAACTAAACGTTCCCGAATTATTATCAGAAAAAGCCATCGTGCGTAGGGTTAAAAAGGAACTCGGGTTATCTGGTTTACGTTTTAAGCGGCGTGATAATTTTGGAGATTCCCTAGCATTGTGGGGCCTTAATGGCGATTGTGTTGTGTTATTTATCAATTTTGAATTCTAAGGAGTGACTAGCCATGTATTCAATCAAAACTGACGCTTTTAAATCTATTCTCCTTTTCACGGCTACAAAAGACGTTCGTTATTATCTTAAAGGGATAAACGTAGAAATTAGCACTGGCACTGTAAGACTTACGGCGAGTGATGGTCACACATTAGCTACCTATACC